TTGAAGACATTACAACGATAACCAACTCTTCATCTGGTTCTCAAACGATTGATGGTGGCACTGCATCTTCGGGTCGTGTTATCACTCTGACTGCAATTGGTAGTGTCGCAGTAGGCGCATCCGTATCAGGCACTAACGTTCCTGCGGGATCAGTAGTCATGGAGATTGATGGTAACGATATCTCAATCAACAAAGACATCTCTGCACAACCCAGTGGCGCACTTGCATGGGTCAACCCGACATCGGTAACTGCTACTGCAAGTGAATGGACATTGGGCGAGCCCTACATAAAAACGTTTCCTCCTAATCCTGGCGGTGGTTTGTACAAAGCAAAAGACTTTGCTGGATTCACGTTGTCAACAGATGAGGTGTACTTGAAGTACACAGGATTGAACACTGCGGTACTCTATGCCGATGCTGATTGGACAACACCAGTAACAAGTACAGGTACAACTACGGGTGGTTCACCACAGTTATTCGGGTTCATTGGACCAGAATTTGTGTGGACTGTTTATGCCAAACAGATGATATTTGATGTCGAAGATGTACGAGCACTGTTCACAGTAGAGTTCAAAGAGATCGCTCAGTAATGGGATTTATGACCACTATCCGCTACGGTACGTGGTGGGATTGGTTGCCCACTGATGAAGGTGGCCATCCAAATCAAAAGGTTGCATTTGACGGTGCGACCAAGACTATCTTTGTAAACGAAGGTGTCACTGTACTGGACGTAAAGACTGACCTATACTCTGCTTGGAAAGAATGGATCTTATTTTCGCAAGACGCGCCAGATGCAAGGGTGTGGGATAAAGCATTCACTGCTGTTGGTGGTGACCCGATTACAGAATCACAAGACTTGGGTGTTACATACTTCTTAGAGAACGGTTGGAGAATACAACCTGCACCTAGTAAATCGTCCTACACATTGACTATAACAGGTAACCTATATACTAGAGAAGCAGGTGAAACACCGTTCTTCTTTGCTGAAGGTGCCTCAGTGTCACTGGTACGATCCAACATTGTTGAATTGATTACGGTAGAAGCACTTGCGGTTGCGATTACACCAGCCGATGTTACTGCAATTGCGAATGCGGCTGCGGATCAGGTCTGGGACGAAACGCTTTCAGAACACAAAACTGCTGGTAGTACAGGCAGAAAACTTAATGATAATTTAAAGAAAACATCTTACATAGCGAGGATATAAAATGAGTGAAGTAGAATTAGAATTAGAACAGCCAGAAATTGAAGTTGTAGACCAGGGTCCAGTAGGTGATCTGGGTACTGTTACTGGCGATGATGTTGATTTAGAAAAAAACGACATCAATGATTTTCTTGATGCTATTGATAAGAAAGATTTTACCACAGCAGGTAAACAGTTCAATGACATGGTAAGTGATCGTTTGCAAGACACTCTGGATCAAGCCAAAGCACGAATTGCTGGTCAAATTTATAATAATGAAGTTGAAGAACCTGTTGAAAATTAAGATTGTATAAATAAAACTATGAAATCTTTTAAGAACATAAGAGAAGCAAAATCCATGCCTGCTGGGGAACACGTTTTCCAAAAGAAGGTTAGCAAGCATACGGTTATGGTTCATAAAGATAACAAAGGGTTCTCCGTTTATATTGACGGCGATAAATTAGACACCTATAGGTCTCAGAAAGAGGCAGAAAAGATGGGTGTCATGTTTGCTAAGGAAATGTAAATGAAATTAATGGCAGAATACATTGATCAGTCCATTGAAACGGTGATCACAGAAGCAAAAGATGGTAAGCCTAAGTCGTTTGCCATTGAAGGTGTATTTGCACAAGCAGAACAAAAGAATAGAAACGGTCGTATTTATCCTAAGCCCATCATGGAAAAGGCAGTAGATAAGTACGTTACCGAACAAGTGGCACAGAAGCGAGCAGTGGGTGAGTTAAATCATCCCGAAGGTCCTACTGTGAATCTTGATAAAGTTTCTCACCTCATTACCCAACTAGAATGGAAGGGTAATGATGTTGTTGGAAAGGCACAAATTTTGGATACTCCTATGGGTCAGATTGTAAAAGGTCTACTTGAAGGTGGCGTTCAACTAGGCGTGTCAACTCGTGGTATGGGTAGTCTTGAGAGTAAAGGTGGTGCTAACTATGTACGTGACGATTTTATTTTAAATACAGTCGATATCGTACAAGATCCCTCCGCTCCAGCCGCATTTGTCAATGGCATAATGGAAGGCGTAGAGTGGGTATGGAATAATGGCATTATTCAACCTCAAGTAATTGAAGAAATGGAGACAGAAATTAAAACTGCTCCGAAAAAGCATCTTTACGAGACGCAGATTCGTGAGTTTAAAAATTTCCTCTCGTTGCTCAAGTCAAACAAATAAGGAGTCAAATATGTCTGAAGATAATTTAGACCTTGAACTTCACGATGAGGACAACCAAGTCGAGGAAGGTCACGATATGAAGAATGCTGAAGCGCAAAGCGTTGCATCTGTAGCGGCTACGTCCGCATCAGTGAAAAAAGCGGGTAAGCGTAAAGGCGACAAAGACGGCAAAGACGAGCCTGCACCTCTAGGCAATACGCCTAAGGCAAAGGCTGCAATGGTTAACGCTGGCTACAAAATGATGGCATCCATGAAGAAAGAAGACCTTGAGGCTCTTCTGGATCAAATGGGTGTTGAAGAGATCTCTGAAGAAGAAGAAGTTGCGGAAGCATCTTACGATTTTTCTGACGAACTCAACACATTGGTAGAAAGCGAAGCCACTTTATCAGATGAGTTTAAAGTGAAAACTGCTGTCATCTTTGAAACTGCAATCAAAACGAAAATCTCGGAAGAAGTTCTTCGTTTAGAAGACGAGTATCAATCTCGATTGGAAGAAGAACTTGATTCTACTCGTTCTGATCTCGTGGAGAAAGTTGATTCATATCTCAACTACGTAGTTGAACAATGGATGGAAGAGAACAAACTCGCTGTGGAGACTGGTCTTCGCACTGAGATCGCTGAAGGCTTTATGAACTCGTTGAAAGACTTGTTCGTTGAATCTTACATCGACGTTCCTGAAACCAAGGTAGACTTAGTTGATGAACTTGCAGAAACAGTTCAAGAGTTGGAAGAAAAACTCAACGAACAAACTGGCACTGCAATTGAAATGTCACAACAGTTAGAAGCCCTCCAGCGTGATACTATCGTTCGCGAAAGTGCACGTGATATGGCCGAAACTGAAGTAGAAAAGTTAAAGTCATTAGTAGAATCTTTAGACTTTGAAGATGAAGAATCTTTCACTGCTAAAGTCAAGACTGTTAAAGAGTCTTACTTTAAGAAAGAAATCACTGAAGAAGTTCTTGATGAAACTACTGACGATTGGTCTGACGATACCGCCGAAATTAACGGTGCAATGTCTCAGTACCTTTCAGCAATCAAAAAATCTAACAAATAAGGAGAATACTAATGCAATCGTATGATCAATTAGTAGAAAAATGGTCTCCAGTACTCAACGAAGAGTCTGCAGGTAAAATTTCAGATTCACATCGTCGTAGCGTAACTGCCGCGGTACTTGAGAACCAAGAAAAAGCCCTCTATGAGCAGGGTATGATGAACGAAGTTGCGGCTAACGCGGCTGGAAACGGTATTTCTGGAAATGACGGTGGCACCGGTGCCGCTACTAACTGGAATCCAATCCTGATCGCTCTTGTTCGTCGCGCAATGCCTAACTTGATGGCATATGATGTATGTGGTGTACAGCCTATGACTGGTCCTACGGGCTTGATCTTCGCTATGCGTTCACAATACAAGACGCCTAAAGTTGGTGGTGGTGCCGCAGGTACTGAAGCACTCTTCAACGAAGCACAAACTACTTACTCTGGTGACAGTGTACATGACGAAGCAAATGCTGGATCTCACAACTCACGTGGTCCTTCAGGTTTGGCTGGTGCGACTGACGGTGAAACGTCTGGCGTACAAGACTCAGATCTTGTTGACTCAGAAGGTTTGTTCGTACCTAGCGTAGGTGTTGGTATGTCAACTGCTGACGCAGAAGCCCTCGGGACTGGCGCTGGTGCAAACACTTTCCATGAGATGGGTTTCTCAATTGATAAGACCAGCGTTGTCGCTAAGTCACGTGCATTGAAAGCAGAGTACACTCTGGAACTTGCACAAGATCTTAAGGCAATCCACGGTCTTGACGCAGAAACAGAATTGGCAAACATTTTGTCAACTGAGATTCTTGCTGAAATCAACCGAGAAGTTATCCGAACTATCAACAGCCAAGCGAAGATTGGTTCACGACAGGCTGGTATCCAGACTGCTGGTATCTTTGACCTCGCTACTGACGCCGATGGCCGTTGGTCAGTTGAGAAGTTCAAGGGTCTCTTGGTTCAATTGGAGCGTGAGTGTAACGTAATCGCTAAAGAAACTCGTCGTGGTAAGGGTAACTTCATCATCTGTTCTTCAGATGTTGCTACTGCCTTGACTGCCGCTGGTATGCTTGACTACTCACCTGCATTGTCTACTTCTTTGAACGTAGATGACACAGGCAACACGTTTGCTGGTGTTCTTAACGGACGCACCAAAGTCTACATCGACCCATATGCGGTTGCTGACTATGTAACTGTTGGTTACAAAGGCACCAATCCTTATGACGCTGGTGTATTCTACTGCCCTTACGTACCTCTCCAGATGGTACGTGCAGTTGGTGAGAATGACTTCCAACCACGTATCGGGTTCAAGACTCGTTATGGCATGGTAAGTAATCCTTACTCAGAAGGTGGTTCTGCATTGAACGAAGGTCTGGGAACGGCTCGTTCTAACCAGTACTACAGAATCTTCCGCGTTGACAATATCCTCGCCTAAGACTGTATAAAATAAAAACAATAAAACGTTTTGACCCCGCCTCGTGCGGGGTTTTTTTTACGTATAAATAACTGTATGAAAGATTATTGCCAAACAAACTATTTACAACCTACGGGTTTTCGGGTGCTGATTAACAAGGAGAGATATCCTTATCTCTCTTTTGCGGCACAATCTATCCAACATCCTAGTATGGAAATCGGCGAGACTAAGTTAGGTCGACCTCGTCTGGCTGGTGTTCCTTTTATTGGTGATCAAATTGAATTTGCGTCACTATCAATGGACGTTTTACTAGATGAAAACATGGAAGTATATTCGGAGATTTACACTTGGATGGAGAATATGGTAGAGTCCAAGCATAGACTCTCTTCTTTTGACAATCCATCGCTATCGGATTACTGTGATATCTCAGTCGCATTACTTACCAGTTCTAACAACAAGAACAAAGAGTTTAGGTATGTGAATGCTTTCCCTGTTACGCTAGGTGATGTTCAGATGAATGCTGCCAGTGAAGAAACGTTTATCACATGTCCTATGACATTTGCATTTGATTACTTTGAGATTTTGTGATATAATAAAAGATATTTTACTATGAGACTATATAATGACATTAGAACAAATATTGGATGCGTGGCAGAAAGACTGCCGAATCGATCCTAACTCCCTAGACATATCTAGTCAACAAACTCCTGAACTTCATGCTAAGTATCTTGGCTTGTTGTCTAAGGCCAAGTTGAAACTCAAAGACGCTGAGTTCAAACAAAAAGAACTAATGAAATATAAATGGCTTTGGTTCCATGGTAAATTGAGTCAAGAAGAAATTGCGGCTCAAGGTTGGAATCCAGATCCATTTGACGGGCTAAAAATTCTGAAAGGTGACATGGAACACTTTGTTGAGGCTGATACAGAACTTGTGGCAAGTGAAGCCAGGATTGAATACTTAAAAACCATGATAGATACACTTAAGGAAATAGTTGATAATCTCAAGTGGAGGCATCAAACTGTAGGTAACATCATCAGATGGAAACAGTTTGAAGCAGGGTTCTAATTGCAAGAAATTAAATTCAGATTAAAAGATCACGCGATGCTCCAGTTGACAGACTGCGATCAATCGGTGGCGTCTGAGTTATCTGAGTATTACACGTTTGAGGTACCGGGTGCGAAGTTTATGCCTGCGGTCAAAGCCCGAAGATGGGACGGCAAGATTCGTATGCTGAACCGCACTAACGGTGAGATCAATGCGGGTTTGTATTGGAGCATCAAGAAGTTTTGTATGGAACGTGGATATGGCATTCACGTAGAAGATGGTCCGTACGGTGTGCCACAGACCATAAACAAAGTCAATCATATGGAAACAATGAAGTGGATATCCACTCTTGGACTTCCATTTGCACCACGAGACTATCAGTATGATGCTGTGTGTCATGCAATTAAATTTAAACGATCCATTCTGATATCACCAACAGGTAGTGGTAAGTCCCTCATCATCTACATGTTGATGCGTTGGTATCTAGAGAATCACGATAAGAAAGTGTTGCTCATTGTTCCCACAACATCTTTGGTTGAACAAATGGCGAAAGACTTTACTGAGTATGGTTTTGACTCGGAATTGTTTCATAAAATATACAGTGGTAAAGATAAAGAAACAAATAAACGAATAATCATCACCACGTGGCAATCAATCTATAAACTCAGCCCAAAGTGGTTTGAGGATTTTGGTTGCATATTTGGTGATGAGGTACACGGCTTTAAATCTAAGTCGTTGTCATCGATTATGAACAAATCGTACAATGCAGAGTACAGATTTGGTACAACAGGTACGCTAGACGGCACACAGGTTCATAAACTGGTGCTTGAAGGATTGTTTGGTCCAGTCCATAGAGTAACGACCACCGCGACACTCCAAGAGAAAAAGCAACTTGCCAGTCTAGACATTGACATTATACTTTTACAACATTTAAAAGAAGATGGAGATAGGCTTCATGGTTGCTCGTATCAAGAGGAGATTGACTTCCTGGTATCACACAACAAACGCAATAACTTTATACGTAATCTCGCTATTAGTCTTGACGGTAATACTCTCGTTCTCTTCAATCTTGTAGACAAACACGGCAAAGTTCTGAGAGATCTGATAGAAGACAAAATGCCTGAAGGAAGGAAATTATTTTATGTCAGTGGTGAAACTAAAACAACAGATCGTGAAGCAGTTCGGTCGATTATCGAGTCTCAAACAGACTCTATTACTCTCGCTAGTTTGGGCACTTTTAGTACAGGGATTAATATACGGAATATACACAACATCATCTTTGCGTCTCCAAGCAAAAGTCAAATCAGGGTGTTACAGTCCATTGGTCGAGGCTTACGATTATCAGATGATGGCAGAACGACCAAACTCTACGACATTGCAGATGATCTAAAGAGTAAAGGTAAACCCAATTTCACACTACGTCATAGTGTAGAAAGAATAAAAATATACAACAGCGAACAATTTAAAAGCAAAGTGTCCAAAGTTACCTTATGAAGGTAGATTTTATTACCTGCTGGAACGAAACCTTGTGGAATGATTTTGGCGAAGACGCTACCTCTACGTGGCAACATCAACCGTATCATTATGAAGAAGGGAAAGGTAGCAGACATGTTGAGTGGCAACGTTGGAGAGATTCTAACTCACAAGTAATGGTAGATCATTTTGATCACTGGTGGGATAAATTCTCGCACAAACCACAAGCAATCATAGAACATATAATGGATAAAATGCAGTCAGATGTGACGCATGTGGTATGGATGGACTGTGATGTCGTACAGTTGGAAGACTATGATGAGAAGTGGCTGAGTGATCGTTTGCCTCACGGCAATGATTTGTTTACATATCTAGATCGTGGAGGTAAAAACTCTGAAAATGGTTGGATTGCATTCAATGTAAAACACCCATGGTGCAAGACGTTTATGAATCGTTGGGAACACGTGTATTTTAGCAATGAAGTGTTTAAATTAAAAGCATGGCATGACATAGGTACGTTTCAAGCAATCTATCAGATTATGAAAAACGAAACATCTTATACTGCACATACATTAAGAACATCGGCGGGTAATGATCAATGGCAAGTAAGCGAGGCATTCCAAAGAAGCAAACTTGCTGGTAAATTTGCTCACTTAAAGGGTCCTAGGAAAGTATATATAAAGAGACTAGCAAATAAAACGATTGATTTAAAATTTGCAATGTTAGACATTTACAAACGAAATTCATCTGAAGTATTTCCTTGGACAGAGAATGACAAAGAAAGATCTAGCACAATTTAAATTATCAAATGGCAGTGAAGTCGTATGTGAAGTTATGGAATGGCCATCTGATGATGATAATCAATTAATTGTTAGAAATGCCATGACAATTATTAATTTTGAATATGATGGTGGTGATAGAATGTATGCATTCAGACCATTTATTAATTTTTTAGAAGATGATACTGATTACATAATGGTTAATAGCGATCATATTATATCAATCAATCGCCCTCGTGATTACCTTATAAATCAGTATCGAACTGCTATAGTAGACTGTCAGATGATCGCTAAAGAACGCGTGGAAGAATATAAAAAAGATCAGTTAGAAGGTCTTGCAAGAATATCAGAAGCAATGAAAAGATTGTTAGATAAGAAAGCAGACAAACATGATGGAACCAGTGAAGAAAAAGACCCACAAAGTAACGTTATTCCATTCCCACTCAGAGATGACACTATTCATTAATTGAGTATATTCTGTTCTTCTGCGAGCGATGCTCTATTATACCACAAATATCCTTATCTGTCAAGTGTTGACTTAAACTTTTTTTTGTAGTATAATAATGATTCATTGCGAGAGGTAACTATGAAACCTAAAGAAAAACCACATTACGTAAACAACGCAGATTTCTCACAAGCAGTCGTGGACTATGTGACCACAGTGCGAGAAGCAAAAGAAAATGATCTACCCAGACCTGTTGTCACGGACTACATCGCACGATGTTTTCTGAAGATCAGTGAGGGTTTATCACACAAGGCAAACTTTGTGCGGTATACCTATCGTGAAGAGATGGTGATGGATGCTGTAGAAAATTGTCTTAAAGCGATTGAGAACTACAACATTGACAAAGCCACACGTACAGGGAAACCCAATGCCTTCGCATACTTCACTCAGATCGCATGGTATGCGTTCCTACGCCGCATTGAGAAGGAAAAGAAGCAACAAGACATAAAGTTAAAATATTTGTCTGAAAGCGGCTTAGAACTCATGGTGGCAGAAGAGATTGATAATGATCAAGCATCGCGACAAACACAAGCGTTTGTTGATGAGTTACGAGAAAGAATTGATCTGGTAAAAGACAACGATAAAGATGTCAAGGACTATAGTAAGAAGGTCAAGAAGAAAAGAACTCGCCATGCGGATTCTGATCTGTCGGAGTTTATGCAATGAGAGTCGCAATTCTGAACGATACCCACGCAGGAATCAGAAACAGTTCTGAGATCTTCATGGACTATCAAGAGAAATTCTATCGTGATGTTTTCTTTCCATACCTTGAAGAACACGGCATCAAAAAGATCTTGCACCTTGGAGACTATTATGAAAACCGTACTTCGATCAATTTTAAAGCACTTAACCACAACCGCCGTATTTTCCTTGACGTTCTTAGGGATCGTGGCATTCATATGGATATTATACCAGGTAATCATGATGTCTACTACAAAAACACCAATCAGTTAAACGCACTCAAAGAACTGCTCGGTCACTATATGAATGAGGTTCGTATCATTGAGAAGCCTGAAGTGGTGTCATATGATGGCATGCCTATTGCGCTGGTGCCTTGGATCAACGCAGAGAATGAAGAGAAGACCCGATTCTTTTTGAACACATGTAAGGCAGATGTTGTTGGCGCACACCTAGAACTCAGCGGCTTTGAGATGCAGAAAGGCATACCATGTTCTGATGGCATGTCTGCGGATGCGTTTAGGCGATTTGATATGGTGTTGTCAGGACACTTTCACACAAAAAGTTCTCAGAATAACATTCACTATCTTGGCAGTCAAATGGAATTCTTTTGGTCAGATGCCAACGACAGGAAGTACTTCCATGTGTTGGACACCGAGACTCGTGAACTGACCCCCGTCGAAAATCCTATCACTCTGTTTGAAAAGATTCTCTATGACGATACCAAGCAACAACAAGCACTACGCAACGTCTCAAATCTGGATGAGAAGTTTGTGAAGGTTATCGTAATTAACAAGACCAAGCCTCAGGAGTTTGAGAAGTTTATTGATCGGATCAATATGAGAAAGATCCATGGACTTCAGATAGCAGAGAACTTTCAAGACTTTGCGGGCAAACAAGTAGATGATGATAAAATAAACATTGACTCTACGGATGATTTGTTGTATACTTATATTGACGCTGTAGATACAGACTTGGATAAAGAACGTATCAAAGGTCAAGTCCGTGAACTAATGATTGAAGCACAGAGTTTGGAAATTGCATGATAACATTTCACTCGTTGAAATACAAAAACTTTTTAAGCACCGGCGACAGTTTTACGAACCTAAATCTAGAAGAAACCGCGACTACTCTCGTGGTTGGTCATAATGGTTCTGGTAAATCCACTATGCTGGATGCGCTATCTTTTGCTCTCTTTGGAAAGGCGCATCGCAACATCAATAAGGTCCAATTGGTGAATAGTGTCAACAACAAAGGGACAGTTGTTGAAGTTGAGTTTACCGTCGCCGGTGCGCGTTATAAAGTGGTTCGTGGTTTGAAGCCTGCTGTGTTTGAAATATGGCAGGGTGACACCATGGTCAATCAGAACTCACATGCCAAAGAGTATCAGAAAGTCCTTGAGCAGAACATTCTCAAGTTAAATCACAAAACCTTTCATCAAATCGTGGTGCTGGGGAGTAGCAGTTTTATTCCTTTCATGCAACTCCCCGCATCCACGAGGCGAGAAGTCATCGAAGATCTCCTGGACATTAATGTGTTCTCTAAAATGAACAGCATTCTAAAAGAGAAGACTTCTATACTTAAAGAATCTATATCTGGTAACTCGCATGAATTGCAGTTAGTCCAGACCAAGATAGACTCACAGAAGCGTCACCTAGGTGAGTTAACAAAAATCTCTGAAACTGCCAAGCAAGAGAAGTTAGAACAGATTGAAGACGAACAGTCGGAGTTGGCCCGCCTTAACACCCAAGTAACTAGTTGGGAAGATACTGTTTTATCTGACCTTCAAACCCGTCAGTCTGCATTGGATACTAAGATCAACGAGATGGGTAAGTATGTCTTTCAGTTTAACTCTAAGCAGAAAGCATCTAACAAAGAGATTAAATTCTATGAAGACAACGAAGACTGCCCCACCTGTGAGCAAGCCATCGAGTCCTCCTTCCGATTGGATAAGGTACAGAACGCCAAAGACAAGTGGGACGAACTTGAAGAAGCAAGACAGCAGTGTGAACACCAAATAGGAAAGTTAACTAATGATAAACAAGATATTCAGTCCTCAATTGATACAGAGGTTGAGCAACGTAATCAAATCAACACCATCAAAGAAAAAATCACATGGACCCAAAGAAGAATTACTTCTTTACAAGGTGAGTTATCCGAACTCGAAACAGGTGTACATAGCCTGTCCGAAGCACGAGATACTCTCACAAGTGAAGAGAGTAAAAAATATGCTCTCACGGACGAGCGGCACGACCTCGCCGAACAGAGAGAATACAACAACGTCATAACAGAACTCCTTAAAGATACTGGTATTAAAACCAAGATCATCAAGCAATACCTGCCGGTCATCAATCAGTTGACCAACCAGTATCTTCAGGTGCTTGATTTCTACGTTCACTTTGACTTAGACGAATCTTTCAAAGAAACCATACGGTCACGCCATCGTGATGCGTTTTCTTATGACAGTTTCTCCGAGGGTGAAAAGCAACGCATCGACTTAGCACTCCTGTTTACTTGGAGGCAGGTTGCTAAGATGAAGAACAGTATCGCCACCAACCTACTGATTCTTGATGAGACTTTCGACAGTTCTCTCGATGCGGATGGGGTTGAGAATCTACTCAAGATTCTTGACACAATAGACAATGAGACCAATGTGTTTATCATCTCACACAAAGGTGAACTTCTTGATAATAAATTTGATCGTAAGATTGAGTTTATCAAGCACAAAAACTTTTCAAAGGTTGCTTGACTTTACCCGCAGAAAAGTGTATAATAGTTGTAAATTAACCCGCAGTAAAATGCAAGGAATATATTATGGAACTAAATGGCACAACTCTTGAAGTGTTGAAGAACTTCGCTTCAATTAACTCAAACATTGTAATAAACTCTGGCAACGTTGTAAAGACTGTATCAGAAGCCAAGAATGTGGTGAGTACATCGTCTCTTGATGTGAACTTCCCTCAGAAGTTTGGCATCTATGACCTTAACGAGTTTCTTTCTACACTGAGCCTTCTTGACTCACCACGACTCGCCTTTGAAGACAACTTTGTGACTGTCACTGATGGTAGTGGACGATCACGTATCAAGTATTTCTTCTCTGATCCTGACATGTTGACTTCTCCCTCGGCTGATGTTATAATGCCTGATGCCGAAGTTAAATTTACTTTAGATCGTGAGACTTTATCACGAATTAAGAAAGCCGCGTCTGTTCTCGGTCATACTGAAATGTCAGTAGCAGTCAAAGATAATGTAGTCTGTTGTAATGTTATAGATAACAACGATGGAACATCTAATGCATTCTCAATTGACGTTGATGGCACCTTTGAGAATCCTGAGTTTAACTTTGTGTTTAACATCTCAAATCTGAAGATGATTGACGGTGATTATGATGTGGCTATTTCATCTAAATTAATTTCACATTTTGTGAATAGGGACACCGATATTGAATATTGGGTGGCACTTGAAAAAACTAGTACGTATGGAGCGTAGTTATGAGTGAAGTAAATGAAGATATGATTGATCTGGTAAATCGTGTTACCCGAAGTACGGTGGCTGTCATTGACACAGTAGCCGCACGAGGTGGCTTTCGTGGTGAAGAACTTGCTACGATTGGTCAGTTGCGAGATCAGAGTGTTGCTTTGATCCAGATGGTAGAAACTGAGCAGTCTAATTCTGAAGACGGCTAAAATTAAATTTATATTATGAGGCAAGTGAATGAAAGAGGAATTCCTCTGGGTTGAGAAATATCGTCCTGCGACTATCGCAGATACCATTTTACCACAAGCATTAAAAGACACGTTCAGTAAGTTTGTAGAAACTGGCAACATACCCAACATGTTGTTTACTGGCACTGCTGGCTTAGGTAAAACAACTGTAGCCAAAGCAATCTGTAATGAACTAGGATTCGATTACATTGTCGTAAACGGATCTGAAGAAGGGAACATTGACACCCTTCGCGGCAAGATCAAGCGATTTGCATCTACCGTTTCATTACAGGGTGGCTACAAAATTGTCATACTTGATGAGGCAGATTATCTGAATCCTCAGTCAACGCAACCTGCATTACGTGGGTTCATTGAAGAGTTTTCAGATAACTGCCGATTCATTTTAACCTGTAATTTTAAGAATCGTATCATTGAACCACTCCACTCACGGTGTGGTGTATATGAATTCAATACATCTAAGAAAGACATGCAAGCGTTGTGTGGTCAGATGATGACTCGTGCGTTGGACATCATGGCAAAAGAAGGCACTCCTGTTCATGGCGTTTCGAAACAAGGTCTTGGTGAGTTAATTCTGAGACATGCCCCCGACTGGCGCCGAGTGCTTAATGAGTTGCAACGTAGTCAGATGGGCGGTATTGAGATTAACGAGGCGGTGTCTGCTTACAACTATGATGCACTCTTTGAGGCATTAAAGGCTAAGAACTTTAAAGCAATGCGTCTCTGGGTTGCAAACAATGTGGACGTAGATACCTCGGCAATCTTCCGTAATTTATATGATGATATGAGCGATCGGATCGAACCGCAGAGTATACCACAGTTGGTGCTTATTCTTGCGGACTATCAATACAAAGCCGCCTTTGTGGCAGACCACGAATTGAATATCGTTGCCTGTATGACTGAGGTTATGGCGGGTGTAGAATTTAAATGAGTCCATTTGAATACGTCACTGCTATAAACTACAGTAAACAAAATATGATAGTGGACGAGGAGTCAGAGAAAGCATATCTGCCGTACATGACAAATCGTTCGCTGTCTTATTTTCAAGATACTGTAGCGGTTGCAAATGCTATGAACCAATTTCATATTCTTGATAACAAACTTCAATTTGATTTTCTTATAAATATTGTTAGAAAAAGAAAACGATTCTCTAAGTGGATTAAGCCTGAGATCGTGAGTGATTTGGATGTTGTTAAAGAGTATTATGGTTATAGCAATGATAAAGCAAAGCAAGCCCTAACTATACTCTCCTCCGACAACCTTAACGATATAAGAATAAGGATTAGTAAAGGTGGAAGAAAATAAATTATGGTCGCCTGCTCAGATGCTTGAAGTTACTCTCAATGAACCTGATGACTTTCTGAAGGTTCGTGAGACGTTGACTCGCATGGGTGTAGCCAGCCGCAAAGAAAATAAATTGTTTCAGTCATGTCATATTCTGCACAAGCAGGGTAGATACTTTATTGTGCACTTCAAAGAGTTGTTCTTGCTGGATGGTAAAAAATCAAACTTAGAAGAAAATGACATTCTGAGACGAAACAGCATCACTCAGTTGTTGTCTGATTGGGGTCTGATTCAGATTCTAGATAAGACCCAAGTGAGTGAGTGTGCTCCTTTGAGACAGATTAAGATTATCTCACATAAAGATAAACATGATTGGGAGTTATGTCCCAAGTATAATATAGGCAATAAGTGATTGGACTTCGTGATTCTCTAGACCAGATTAGATCAAAGACGCCCTTTTTTGGACATGTTAGATTCAACTATGGCTGGTCGGAAGCAATACAATTTCTAGATACTCATCCCGAAAAACTATTGGACATGAATGAAGGCAAGTACAGAGTCTCTCTGAACGCCTCACACACTCGTGGTAGTTTTCCTAAATTCGGTCATGAACTGATAGCAGAGATGAACGAGTTATTTCCTAAGAACCAAAATACGTGCATATGTTTCATAGGCATGGGTTCACAGAACTTCAGTTATCCCTGGCACAAAGATGGCATGGACGTTATTCTGGTACAAGGTCTAGGTAATATTGATCTCAAGGTTGAGAATACCAACTTTGCAGAGAGCCCCTTGCAGTTTGCGCCAGGAGACTGGGTTTTCATACCGCGCGGCACACACCATGAAATCTCAACATCATCATCAAGACTTACATTTTCCTTTGGTGTAGAACGCGCCCCCGACCCTAGCACATACGTTTAATTTAAAATACTTGACTCTTAGGATAATTTGTGTTATATATATTAGTGTCGATGCGGCAATTGCTGGTCGATAGACAACAATCTTGCTTAACATAAGGAGATAGCAAATGGTTAATACACGAACAAAAGTGTTTTCGTTCCCCCACTCTCGTTTCATTGGTTTCGACCATGTATGGGATGAGATAGAAAAACTAACAGTCGCAGGAGCAAACGAGAAGGGTTTTCCTCGTCACAATATTATCAAATATAGTGACACGGAATACGCCATGGAATTTGCACTTGGTGGTTACAAAAAGAAAGACCTAGATATCGAGGCAAAGCCCGGTGTTCTAGTGATTCGGGGAAACCCAGAAGAGGATACTCGTGAGTATCTTCACAAAGGGATTACTACGAAGAAATTCGTGGAAACATTTCGACTCGCAGACCACGTTGTCGTTGATGGAGCGGAATTCGTCAACGGACTACTAGTGATTAAACTCAGAGTAGAACTGCCCGAAGAGAAGCGTCCGAGAAAAATAGAAATCAATTCTCAAAAGGACACTTAAGAAATGAAAACTTTAGTAAGTAGTAAAGAAGGGGTCATTGCAGTCATGCAATTACTCACTATCTTAGCAGTAGCACCATTCATCATGCTCATTAGTTACGTCTCAATATAATGGGCGGACTACTAGCAATGGTGTTTGTAGGTATCATACTTGTAGGCGACAGTAACCGAAAACTTAATGCAAAATGCGAACAAGAAGTACAGGATGGCATAGCAGAGAGTATTCATGAATGCAGACAGTATTATATCAAGGAAGCAAGATGATTAAGAAAATCAAAAGTTGGTTAGGCATTGTATTCTTTGCTTCGCTTGTACTGGGAGGTCTAATAGCACCTCTCTTCACACCTAACTACGGTGTGTACACAGCGGGCTCAAGTCTGTATATGCCAGCGCCATATTTGTAAAACCTTGGGTGCCTCTTAAGCGCAAGACGGCATAAACTGGGGGGACGCATCCCCCCGACCCATTCTTTATCGTCTAAGTAATAGCATACAAGTTTGCCGGCGTTCTTGGATCTCACGGAACGGATCACCTAAAAATGTCGGACCAATTTTACACATGAGATTAAATTATGTCCAAAAAGTTTGATATTAATAATCCTGAAGACAACGGTATGATGATGAAAGGTGATACCGAGTTCATGATCGCCTTGGGCCACTACTTTAAAGACTACAACTGGCTAGAAGTCGGCACCTATTACGGTCAGAGTTTACCCTACCAACTTCTAAATCCTAAACTGAAATATCTCATGGCTTTGGATCTATATCCTGAGTCGTATCCTGACGAACGAAATAAAGATCACATTCGTGGTCAAGGACATAATGGTAGTCCATCGTTTGAAAAAGTCTATGAACTGTTGGAACACTGGGAGGTACCTACAGACAGGATGGAGACGTTTCAAGGTGATCTCGCTTATCTGCCGGTAACAACCAAGTATGATATTATTTTTATAGATGCAGAACATACAAACGCGGCGGCGTTTCGTGATGCCATGAATGCACTCAAACATCTGAAAGAGACTGGTTGTATTCTCTTTCATGACACAACTTTAGTTCACGGTGCGATTGATTGTTTTAATGAGTATCTCAAAGCAAACGGATACACTGCCGAACGATATAAAATAAAGCACAGTGAGATTACTTGCTTTACGATTGGCGATGTGTCAAGAGATCTTTCTAACTGGTTGGAGAAAGGATCAGCCGACTTTGAAAAGTTTAAGGTCAATGCCAAGATCAGAATCGCATGTTGGATGATAAAGAATAGTCCTTTTCACTTTGAAGAACTGTTTGGAATGCAATCGGACGATGAGTTCTGGCGATGATTCAAGCCTACATGCAGGTGGATCTAAACAATCCACTAGCGGTAAGATATACCGAGCGAGCGTTAGAATCATTTAAACCCGTTGAAGATATATTCCAAATACATGTTGTCCAATGTGTCACTCCGACTACATTACTGCCTGAGTTAGACTATATTAGTTCTGACAGTAGATCACCTCAAGAAATGGGTTCGTTTCATTCCGCATATAGAATGGCAAAGAGAATAGCATCGGGCGAAAGAATTTGGGTAATGGAACATGACGCTTATCTCCGTCCAAAGCACGTTGACACTTTTAGAATGGTTATGAGTAAGTGGAAACAAATGCCTACGATTGTTCTGGGTACAGCAATGGAAATATGGACTTGTCAGCAAGGCGTAGCACAGCAGTGGTTGAACTTGGTAAGAGACCGGGGCAGTAATTCAAGAGGTCCTATGTCGTGTCTTCACTCCGCAACAGATACGTATTGCAGAGTTGCTAAAATAAAAAACAATGTGATATACTGGCCGATGAATCGCCGAAAGGATCCTCGCTGGGTCAATCTCATGGGTATAGGCGCAGATGCAAGTCAAGCGCACACAGATCCCGCGGTTGTTCTCCATGCGCCCTGTACTCAAATCGTAGACGAAAAGTATGGTGGCACTGTCACCGATCGCCCCAAGTCTATGCGAAACGGTAAGTACGATATGACGACCATGTACAGACGCGAAAAACATCCAGATTTTGAGTGGATATCACTTGACAAAGACTAAGGAATACAGTATAATTACTGCATGAAATATTATACCAATGTTACCCGATACGGCGTCAATCTTCTTTATCGTGGCTATGAGAATGGCGAACGAGTTCAAAAGAAGATAAGATATAAACCCAGTCTTTTTGTACCTACCCCCAAGGGTGTTGCATCTAAATTCAGCAGTCTATATGGCACCAAGGTGTCGCCTATAGAATTCAATGACATGCGTGAGGCGTCCGACTTCATAAAACAGTATGAAGATGTGCCCAACTATCCGGTCAGTGGCATGTCCAACTTCGTGCTCCAATATATTGGCACGTCTTTTCCTCGTGACATTACCTTTGAGCGTGAACGCATTAATGTGACCACTATTGATATTGAGGTAGCATCTGACGAAGGCTTTCCCTTTCCTGAAGACGCCCTTCATGAAGTCACTGCTATTACATGTAAGAATAACATAACTAATGTATATTATGTTTGGGGTTCACAACCTTATGATGTCAGCCTCAGCGATAAAGCGGTCAAGTATTTCTATTGTGAGACTGAAAAAAATCTGCTTCAATCGTTTCTTGGTTGGTGGTCATCTAAGTCTACCTGTCCTGATATTGTGACTGGCTGGAACACAAAACAGTTTGACATTCCGTATCTCGCTAATCGTATCACTCGGCTGATGGGCGAAGAAGAAGCCAAGAAGTTATCACCTTGGGGTCTGATCAGACAACGAAAGATTCACACCAAGATGGGTCAAGATGCCATCGTGTATGATCTTGAGGGTATATCTCAACTAGACTATTATGATTTGTTTCAGAAGTTTGGTAAACTCACTTACGGCGAGCAAGAGTCATACAAACTGGATCACATTGCATACTCAATACTTGGCGAGAATAAACTCTCCTACGAAGAACATGGCAATCTCCACACGCTCTATAAGAACGACTATCAAAAATTCATTGACTACAACATCAAAGACGTAGAATTGGTAGACAAACTAGAAGAGAAGATGGGTCTTATTACATTGGCTCTCACCATGGCATATAAAGCCAAGACTAATTACTCTGACACCTTCGGCACTACCACGATATGGGATGCTGTTATCTTTAATGCCTTACTCAAGCAAGACATTGTTGTACCGCCCAAGCAGAACAAAGCAAAAGGTTCTATTGTCGGCGGCTATGTAAAAGATCCTGTAGTTGGTGCACATGATTGGGTTACCTCGTTTGACTTGAACAGCCTGTATCC